TGACCCACTCGCGGCTCGCGACCACTTTAGCAAGGGATATGGACCGGGCGAATCCGCTTTCGATATGAGAGGACAGGGTTCACTTGAAGGTGCAGGTGAAGACGACTCCGGTAAGAGGCCGCAACCAAACTTTGGTTCCGCCCCTAGCGGAAATAAGAATGTCATTAAGGGAGATTACCTTAATGCATCTAATGTTTCATCTAGCGAAATTGAAGCAGCATATGAAGTATTCAAGGCTGCGGCAGAAGAGCAGAACTTCAAGGCTGACCTAAACAACCACTTTACCGATAGATTCCTAAAAGAATCTAAGGCTGAAGCAGACGCAATTGCGAAGCAGAACTTCGATTCTCGCGCACCACTTGTTGAATTGCAGAAAGCAGTATTAGCACTTAACGACAGGATTGACAATGTTTCATCCTCTTCTGAAACTATCGCAAAGTCCGCTGGACGCGCGACAGTAACTATTCCCGAAACCGCTGAACTAGCAAACATGTCATGGGACGATGTTCACAGACTTGCTGGCAAAGCGTTGAACGGAGGTGACATCTGATGGCACGAAACTATGTACGAACAGTTCAAGACATGGAGAGATACTACTACGGTGGGGCATCTTCAACAGGCTACACATATGGCGCAGGTGACATTCTAAAGGCAGACGCGCCTTTGATGTCAACTACCGCTGGAACATACCAAGCGATTTACGGACGAAAGGTTTGGTCGCAGTTGAACCAAGAGTTCAACGCGTTCAGCATTCTTCCTAAGAAGCCGTGGGAACGAAGCGGATGGCGTATTCTCACAGAACGCGCGGACTTCGCAAAGGGTGGCGGAATTGCTGAGAACGGTACACTACCTGACACCAGCAGACCGGAGTTCCTACATGTTGCAGCAAAACCAAAGACTGTTGCTCACACCTTCGACCTATCTGAAGTTAGCATGTTCCTATCCGACAAGGATGACGGACTTGGTGATGTTAGGCAGGTTCTAAAAGAGGAAATGGGTAAGCATCACGCGGAGCATATCAACAGGATGCTTCTTGAAGATGTTGACACTCCTGTCGGTAACGACTTTGAATCACTTGACAGACTAACATCTGACCCGGATAAGATGACTACCGGAACTGCGCATGTAAGCGCAACAACCGACCACGACATCTATTCTATTACTCGCGACGGTAGTTCAGCATTCCACAGTGCTGAAGTTGATGTTGCAAGTTCTAACAGAAACTTGTCATTGAATCAAATGGATGGATTATTCCAGCAACTATGGACCCGTGGTGGTAACCCGAAGGTTATGCTAACAGGGTATGACACACTAATGCGTGTTCAGCAACTACTACAATCTCAGCAGAGATTCATGGATAGCAAGCGCGTAACCCCAACATACAACGGTGTGAAGGGTGTACCGGGTCTTGAGGCTGGATTCATTGTAGCAACATACAATGGTGTTCCAATGATTCCAACAAAGGATATGCCGGATGAGGGTGCAGGTACTCTATCGCGTATCTATTACTTAGACACAGATTACTTGTGGTTCCAAACCGCAATTCCAACACAATACTACGAAAGTGGTATCGAAACAGGTGACCCATTCGCGATTAACCGTCTAGGACAAGAGGGGCTTTACAGAACTATGGGAGAACTATGGTGTTCTTTCTTTGGTGCTAGTGGTAGCATTCGCGACTTACAATGAGGTGATGAAGAATGGCAGTAACACATAGAGGAATTACTTACACAGAAAGCGCAGGTACAGCAGCGGTAGTTTTAGACCTACCACTAAACACAGGCGTTGACATTGACGATACAACATGGTTGACATCCTATCCGGGTGCTTTGACATCATTTGCTGCAAGGCAGACAGATGGTAGCAATGCGCGCCCACCAAGATTTGTTTTGTTGACATGGACGGGTGCAACCGCAGCAGCAACACTTACCCTAAGTGGTGAAGTTACTGCTATCCACGGTGCATTCAGCGAAATCGCGACTGCTGGTGACAGTGGTGTTTCAAAGTCTAGTCTAACCTTGACACACAACTCAAGCGCGACTGAAACATTGACACTACTTCTAGTTCTAGGTTGAGGTGATTCTTTTGCCTACTATAACCTACAAAGGCCCGCGCCGAACAGGTGCAAACATGGGTCGCTTAGGTTGGTGGATTTGGGGGCAATCGCGGGAGGTTTCTGCCGAATGGTTAGAAGCCAACCGCGTTGCCGTCGATGGCCCGGAGTTCGTAATCGAAGGACACACATTTGGTCCTAAGAGTGTTGACAAGGGTAACGACGGCATCCCCGATATGGGTTGGAAGAAGGGAGATATTCTGACATGGATGGAGGATAATGGAGTGAACGGCTCTTCTCTATCCACTAAGAAGAAATTGATTGACGCGATTGACGCGCATCTGAATCCATCCGAAGAATCTATTAACAAGGCAGAAGAAGCAAAAATTATTGAGAGTGATGAATAATGGCAGCAGGTAACACGACAAACATAAGAACACATGTCATGGGTGATATGCTCATGGTAGTGGGAACATTCACAGATGGTGGTACAGATGTGTTTTACGGCGACACCCTTCGCGAAGTATTCGCGGCAGGTGGTCATGTAACAAGTCTATACGATACAGGAATCAAAACCGACGGTGTTTTATCCGTTGGGGATACAGACATTACTGTCGACACAGTGGACGCTCGAATCCACTTCAATGTCGGTGAAACGGTTTATGACGAAAATGGTGCAAGGGTTGGAGTAATTGATTCCATCCCTACCGCTACAAGAATAACCTTAGACGTTGGCACAGCGTTGACCGCTATGGCTAACAACAAGAACCTATTCAAGATTGGACCGGACCAAAGTGCGGTCACTCTAAACGATGGTAGTCTTGCAGTATCTATTGATGAAACCAACAAGTTTGTAGTCTTTGGAAATGGTAATCTTGGTGCAGCATCCAGCACACATACCCAAGACGGACGCTGGTGGATTCTAGGCGAAAGAGCGTGAGGTGATTCACCTTGACTGATACTAAGGTGTTTGAGTTCACACCCGAACAAGGGTGTGAAACAGGCGCGAGTGTCGTAGGTGGAGTTCAGAAAGTTCTTGACGATTACACTAACGGTAAGGCGGTTGAAGCAATCACTTCTTATATCTTACAAGGTAATCTATATGTTGTAGTCGTCACCACATGAGGGTGAGCGACATGGACTTGAAAGAACTGAAGCGGCTTGAAAAGCAAGGCTGGAAAAAGGCCGAAGAGTCAATGGTTAAGACCGATGAGCGTGACAAACTCAAGGGTGTAACGAAGCGTCAAAACATGAAGACGCGCAACATCCGCGATATTGTCAACATCGGTAGTGGCACTCGTTGTCGCTTCTGTGGTATGCTTCACTTCTGTTATCTTGAAAGATGCGGGGCTTGTAAGAAGCCTATGCATTATAATCTCGCGAAAACTGAAGAGGTGATTTGATGAGTGTGTTTGAAAAAGCATGGCGAATATTGAAAATGACACCCGAAGAGATGGAGGCCGCGGGCTTCCATGAAGCGGCTGCTCAGATGCGTCAAATGCAAGAAGAAGAAGCACGAATCAAACAACAAACTCAAGCCACCGCACCACAGATGACACCACAGATTCAAGCAAATTACCAAGACCAAATTGACTTGAAAAGACAGAAACAAATAGACGCACAACAGATTCGTCGAGTCACAAGTGGCGGCAGAATCAATAGCAAAGAGGCTAAGAAGTTGGTGCAAGCGTATAGGGAGAAGTACGGTCAAGACCCTCCAAGAGTGTCTAAAACATTAAGGAGGCGTTCATAGTGCCAACAGTGTTTCAGACAGGAGAGCGTGAAGGGCGACCATTATTCCCCGACCGTATATATTACACATCCGCGCAGAAAGTTGCAGACATTTTACAGATACCATTTCCCGACCCTATCCCGTTAGCCACTAACGATGGTTCGACTTATGTTGACATAGCACCAGCAGATTACAGATTAGTAGGATTTGAAGTAGGTGATAAGATTGAGATTACCAGCGATGCCGAAATGGGTGAAGAGCGAACTATTACAAGCATTGCTCGCGCTTCCGGTAATGTTCGTTTATCTTTTAGTGGTTCGTTGACAGGAACATACACTACCGCGCAAAACGCAGATGTTCAGAATCTTCAATCATTCACTAACGGTAAGCGCAAGGGTGTTACCAAAGCACAGGTTGAAACACTGATTAAGCGCACACAAGACAAGATTGACAACTTGACAAACAACTCTTGGCGACCTATGTTGCAAACCGCTGAGTATCTTAACTTCGATACTTACAAGCCATATCGTCGTCGCTATTACACAGACTATGTTGGTTCAGTTCCTTTGATGTTTCGTAACGCGCAGCAGATACTTCGCTTAGAAATATGGCAAGGTGCTGATTACCGCGAAATTGCTGCGGCTGAAATACGCTTGAAGATTTCAGACTTTACTCAACTAACTGCTGATACAGACAAAGTGTTTCTATGCCCCGGTGGTGGTGGTGTAGCAACATTGACTGCTGGTGATGGAAACTCCAAGTTTCGCGCGCAGTTCGATAATGTAAGTACAGCGCAACAATTAGCGGACCTTATCAACAAGGATGCGCGCAAAGGCAAAGATGCAATTGCGTTTAGCCCATCCTTCTCATTTGAAGATGTGACCGAAACTGATGGCACTATAACTGCTAATGTTCACCATGAGTTCATGGCATCCGCTAACGCGGACTATGGCGGCGGTCAATTGAAGATTACTTCTATGCGCCGTGGTGAAGCAGGTGAGAACGCTACTTACGCTTGCACATCATCCGGTGTTACATTCTCCGGTGCTACCGATAACAGCACAACGGTTTCATCCTCAACGGCTACTACAATTGTTGTTGCTGATGTAACAGGATTCGCACCTTACGGTATCATCACTATTGGTAGCACTGTTGGTTATTACACAAGCATTACAGGCACTACACTCAACGGTGTCGCAGACCTTGTTGGCGACATTAGCGCGGCAGCAACAGGTGGCGCGACAGTTCAACAAAAGAAGTTCAAGATAGACTATGTTGGCACAACCACAGGTGACGAGGCTCGCCTTCGCGATTGGTGGGCTGACTATGACTTGGGTGTGATTTACTTCAACAACTCATACCCCTACTTCTCATGGAACGCGGTCAAGGTATCGTATGTCTATGGTGAGAGATATGTTGAGAAAGCGATTGAAGATATATGCACCAAGTTGGTTGCAATGGACTTGATACTGTCCGACGACCGAAGCGTGCTACTACCCGAAGGAACACAGAATGTTGACTTGGGTAGTAAGTATCAATTGTTCAAAGCGCAGGTGGCTGAAACACTACCGCGCTATACAGAAGTAATGACGGTGTTGTAATGAAAGACATAATCAAGAAGAGCATCGGCAAGGCTCTCCATGAGCCTATCATGCAAGCACGCGAGAATAGTGTGTTTACTGATAAAGGCCGAGTTTTCCTTGATGCAGCAGCGTCTTTGTATGGCGCAGCAGTCGATATGGATGGTAACATCATTGATGCTAAAGGTAAGAAGATGGACGAATCCGAACCCCTTTTCCAAATCATAGTCACTAGCGCAAAAAAGCAAGCACGCGCTCAATCATCAATAGGTGGTGGTTTGCTTGGCCCTTGAATCTGTTGAACTGATTAAGAAGATTCTCAGCGATGGTTGGAATCGTGGTAACACGGACCAACGCACACCTATTATTGAAGATATAACAACTATCGAAGCGGGTCGCGGTAAGCGTCTTGACCTTACTAGCAAAGACGCTATACTACTTTACGAAACAGTTCACAACGAAGAGCAGCCCGAAGTATTCTATGATTTCGTCCACACGCGAATCAACATAACCGTTGATGCGCGAACTATGAAAGGGAGGTCACATCTTATGAAAATGGAAGACGAAGTTCGCAGAATCGTACACAGTAAAAGAAAAGGCGACGCGGAGAACTTCGACCGATTACTCTATAAGATGAGGACTGACCTTTCAGACCGGACGAAGAGGCTGCATAGGATGACCTTCCAAGTGGAAATCGTTATCTTTAGCGAACTCATAGCATAGAATAAGCGGAGAGGAATAACATGGTATCGACGGTGTATAAGGGCGACTTGAGCGAAGTGACATTCGGTAAAGAATGTGGTTTGGTTCTCGCACATGGTGGTTTCGGTGGACTTCAGTTTGCAGTTGATGGAAGTGACCGTAACAAGATAAACTTCAGCGGCGCATCTGAGGGATTCTTCGACTCCGGTTCTAATTTGCGCTATCCGAAAGGTATGCTTGTTGGTTCTGAACTTCGCATCATTGGTGGTGGTTCATTCAATCTTGATGACTACGCGACCACAGGTAACACTTACACAATTGTTGAAAATAGAGGAACTACTATTATTCTCGACCGTAATTTGAAAGAATCATTAGGTCAATCCTCAAACAGTGGTGATGAGTTACTAATTCAAACTCTTGGTACACCAACAATCGACACAGGTATGACATATCACGCTAACGCTGCTTCAGCGGATGAATCAGTTCTTACAGACCAATTCATCGGTCTTGCTGCAACTGTTGCACTACCGGAAACTAAAGTGGAAGTTAAACGCTCACACATTGTAGGAGTGGGTCGCGATGTTGTCATTCAAGAACCGCAAAGATTCTCTAACGAAGGTGGTTCTCTTGAAACTATGATGAACAGCGCGCGCTGGTTGTATTACGCACTTGGTCGCGAAGTCATTGATGTTCCAAGTACACTTATGACAAACCCAACATATACTGCTCTCACTGACATTTCTGCTGGTGACACTTACATTGGTTACACAGGCACGCTCGCAAATCTTGCAGCAGGTGACTATGTTATTGTTGCTGACAGTACAGCCACACCATTCCCGAAAGACACTAACGCCGCTTCCTCTAAAGAATGGGGTGCTAATGGTCTTGGTATTGATATGGAAAATGCGGAGCGTAATGAAATCCGTCAAGTCCTATACATTGACACCACTCTAAGAAGAATACACCTTGAGGAACCACTACACTTCAGCCATGCTGCAAGCAGTTCTTCACTCAAAGCAGTCAAATATGACGCAGCCTCTTCTAACGGTTCGCCACACTTCGATACCACCACCGCTTCATTTGGGACTATCACCAACAGACAATCGCGCCTACTTTTCTCCGGTGCGTCACTACCGACATTCTCAATTGAATCAAGTATTAGAAACAGGAATGTTGGTTCCTTCAACGGCAACTCCACTGATGCTCTAGCAAACGAAGCAGCACCCGGTAGCGCATCTGATAGCAAACAACTTACGCGCGTTTGGAAAGGATGCAAAGTAAAAGACTTCTCACTCGCGGCAGATGCAGATGCGGAAGTCAAGTTGTCAATCAACTTCGATGCTCTTTATTGCTATACAGACACAGGCCGTCTTGAGAACTCAAACAAGGGTGACCGATACACCGCGCACCGCATGTTTGAGAACACCGGCAACGGCACTGTTGAAAGAAAGAAGGCTGGAATCGCGCCTAACACAGAAAAACCATTCTTCTTTTACAACGGTCAAATCAGTTCTTTTGGATTCAATATCGCGCAAGTTACCAACTTCGCTCTAAGTGGTAACAACAACTCAGAAGCAATCTATACTATTCGCGGTAACAGTAATGCTGAATCTCGTAACACAGCAGGTGATTCACTTGAGCAGATACCATTTGGTGGTTCGCGTAACGCTAATCTTATGATTGAGAAAACAATGGAGTATGAACTATCAATGACTGTGATAGCCTCCGACCCTCTTATTTGGCATGAGTTCCGCAGTAACCGCACACACGATTTCAGCGAACCTATCACACTTACTTTGACAAAGGCTGGCGCAGGTAACAACCGCGAAGAAGTAATCATTGTAGTTGATGACTACATTATTACAGAAGCACCGTTGCCTATACCGGAAGACAAGGGTGTAATCAAGAGTGAACTCAAGATTATGCCAAAGCATGTTCGCGTAATTTCACATGACGCGTTCCTACATATGTGAATAAAAGGAGAGATAAATTATGGATATAATGAGTGACGCTTGGACTATACTGAAAGGCGAAGATTGCGATGAATGCGGCAAAAAAGGTTGCCGTTCAAAAAAATGCTGTGATAACTGCGGTAAAAGCAAGTGCGCTGAATGTATGGGTAAAGGGTCGTGTGCTTGATGAACCCCATGAATAGTGCTTGGACTTTATTGAAACAAATGCGTCCAACTCTGCATCATCAAATGGGTTTGCGAAACCTTAAAGATAGACAAAAAAGAGATATGAGGGCTTTTCAAGTCCAACAATTTGCTGATGGCTTTTCCACTTCGCACCAACCCCCACCGGAAGAAAGAGATAAAGCACTCAATGATTACAGAAATCAGCAATTTAGGGAGTTTAAGGATGCGAGGCAGTTACGTCCTATGCGTCGTACCCCTCATCCTTTAGAGCCTCAACCGCAAAATAACTTATACAGCAAATACCAATTGGAGGATGAGTGATTAAATGAATCCTATGAATGAAGCATGGTCTTTGCTGAAAGGCAAGATGTCAAACATAGACCTTATTGCGCGCGAATCTAAATCTATACAAGAAGCAATGACTTCAATGAAAGAATCTCATCCCGACATGGATGACGATACGGCAATGAACTTGCTTATGCAAGCAAGCAAAGCACATTCCTTAGACCAAGACCGTCCTCCCGACAATTACATGGGCTTATTAGGTGATGCACCGGAGTTCGCTAATGTTGACAGTTCAGAAGAGGATATGATGAGGCTAATGCCGAACACCAATCTAGTACACCAATCCGGTAACTTACCAAAAGGAGATGATGAATAATGAGAAAGAGTATGCATATTGGAGGTCACAGACCATTGAGAGTGCGCGCGGTAGCAGAAAACACCTTTGTTACTGATGAGATATTCAACCCCGAAGCCGCGAAAACAGACGGCAATCCATTCCCAACAACGCCCCTTGAAGAAGAGGGCGCGACAGATTACGAGTCCATGACAGTTGAAGAACTAAAAGCCCTATTAAGAGCGCGAGGTTTGGAAGTCACAGGCAAGAAGGCGGAACTCATTGCCCGCCTAACCGAAGCCGATACCCCCTCAGAAGAGGCAGTTGAAGCCGAGGATGTTGAACCCTCAGAAGAGGCTGCAACAAGTAATGAGGGAGTAAGTGAAACCAATGGTGAAGATAGCCGAATTGAACAGCCTCTTGGTGAAGAGCCAAGCGGAGAAGCATGAAATTGAGATAGGTGAAGATGAAATCTTGACGGTTTGGGTGAAGGAATTATCCTTCATGCAGATGCAAGATGCAATCAAATCTTTCGTAAACATAGGCGTAAACGCGTCTGTGGATATTGACCTAGCAGCATATTGGAAATATATGTTTGCGGAAGCAATAGAAAGAACCGAGCCTAGACTATCTATACCACAGATGTTATCACTACGCTCAGACATAGCATTCAAGATAACCGCGCTATTGCCGCAACCACAGGATTTGCTTGCTAACCCTTTAGTGGATGGGGCGAGCGAATAGAAGAAGCATACGATTTCTTTCGCGCGCCAACTAACAACATAGAGTTGGGGCTTCAAGCCTCGGCTTATTTTGTCGCGAAACATTATGGGATAAGCATTGAAGAGGTATGGAACATGAGCATGGAAGCATTTGAGCAATCCATCATTTGGGCTAGTGCCGCTGAGAAACACAAGGCTGATGAGATGCAGAAAATGACCGATGGTGCAAAAAGCAAGTCACGCGTAGGCTCAACACATGGGCCGATGCCATTCAGTAATTAGGTGATTAGATGACAGATGTTGCTAAAACCGCCGATGACGTTAAAGGACTGCTGAAGCAGTTAGAAGCACTTGGTATAGTCAATCAAGGTGCTACTAAGCAAATGGGTATGTTTGAGAAGCAACAACTAAAGGTAACAACTGCGTTAAAGGCTTCCCCACTTAATCAAATGATACAGACTGCGCGAGGATGGATAAATGCTACCAAGAATGTCGTCAAGATTACAGGGTTTAATGTAACTATGACTAAAGAACAGAAAAAAGAGCATCGTAAAGGAATGTCGGTGTTGCAGAAGTTTACCGCGAGTCTAATTTCAATGGGAGTGGCACAGAAGTTTAGTAATAAAATGTTGAAGTTAAGTAACGGTTTATTCTCTAAACTATTGATTAGTGTGTTCTCACTTGTTAGCATATTCTTAATTGTAGGATTCGCGCTTGCTGCGCTATCTGTTGCATTTGAAGGCGCGAATAGTCCTATTCTCAAGATGACTGAGGATTTAGGTCCTTTACATGACGCGATGCAGGGGTTGGTATTTGTCATATCCGGTGAAGGCGATGAAGGTGGTCTATCAACTGCGTTTGATGTTTTGGCCGCTGCTATGGTTACAGGAACTATCGCCGCAATTGCTTTTGGTACTGCTATGGGTGCATTAACCGCCTCATTGATAATAATTGCAGGTGTATTCCGTGGAGTGCAATTGGCAACAGGTGATACCGAATTAGCGATGGTGGTTGCGATTGCTACGACCGCCGCGCTTACCGGAGGTTTAATCGTATTGAAAGCAACGGCCATAGCCACCGCTACCGGAATATCTGCTGCTTGGATTACAGCAACGGGTGTTTTCCTCGCCTCGTTTGGTTTAATCCTCGCTGGTGCGATGGGATTGTACGCGTGGGTTACAGGTGCGGCTGATGGATTCAAGGGGTTACTACTCGGTGTGTTAAGCGCGCTCGCTATATTTATTGGGGTAGCAATCATTACTACCGGACTATTACCTGCGGCTATCATCGCGGGCGTTCTTTTCTTAATTGCTGCTCTTATCAAGTATTGGGATGTAATTGTCGGCATCCTTACGACAGCATATGAATGGGTTTTGAAAGGATTAGCACTCATAGGATATACGGTCGTAGGGATGCTCGCTACTATCGCTGCACTTGTTATTGGTACGATAGTGGGGCTGATAACATTCGTTGTTGCTGCAATAACAGGATTCTTTATGGCATTATACAATATCGGTATGTCATTTTACAACAATGTAATACTTGGTGGAGGCAACTTGATAGGCTTTTTCAAAAGCATACCCGGTGCTATCGCGGATGGATTTACTGATGGATTCAAAAAGATATTCAATAGTGTCATTAAGATATACAACAGGTTCGCGAAAAAGATGACTTTCAAGATTCCCGATTGGGTTCCGTATATCGGAGGCGATGAATGGAAACTACCTAGAATCCCAAAACTAGCAAAAGGTGGTATTGTTAATTCAGCAACACTTGCAATGATTGGTGAAGATGGGCCGGAAGCCGTAGTTCCTCTTAACCGAAAAAATAACCCGGCGGGTATAGGTCTTGGTGGTGGTGCTACAACTATCAATATCAATGTTGGTGGAGTCACAGATAGAACCGATAAGCGCGCACTTGCAAGAGAGATTGGTGATTTGATACGAGCCGAAATGTCGCGTAGCGGACGCTCTCATGGTAACAGGAGGTCAAGTGTATGACGAAGATTCGATTGATTCGTAATGACGGCGCAATGCTGACTCTCGATGCTACACAATACAGTCTTAACATAACGAGAAGTATTCCTGTTCTGCCTGTGCCTGTATTAGGCGAAAGGGCTGCGGTTGATTTGAATATGGTTGCTGCTGATTTCAAAATAGATGTAATGTTAGCAGACGACGATTGTGCTTCAAGTGTTTTCGGTGCGACTGCTGCTGTCGCAAGTGTTGATTTTAGCGCGCTAGCAAACAATGATGGTGGCGTTCATTCACCTTACATGACGGGTGGTGGAACTGTAACAGTTAGTGATTTGAATGACAACTATTTTGAAATCGAATCAACATACACAGGTGAAAATACAACTCGCGCACCAATAAGAATCAAGTTCAATAGTGGCACCGCTTCACATTCTGCTTCTGCTAGCCCACCAACTGTAACAGTTGGTGTTCAAGGTATAACCACAGATGCCGCGCTAGCAGCCGCAGTTAAAACTGCATGTGAAGCAGCAAACTTCAGTCCGCGACAAGTAAGCACGACAGGCACAACTTTCAGTAGTGCATTTACAATCACATTATCCGAAGGCGTAAACGACCCTAGTGGTACATCCTCAAGATTGATTTTTACACAAGTCGATAAGGGTTCGGGAGGTAATAACGGCACTCCGACATTTAACAAAAACTTCACACCTTACATTCCGTTATACGAAGAATGCGGCGGAGGTGTTGACAAGTCATGTCGCAGCGCGGGTGACAAGTTACAAGACCTAATTGCGTATGTTGGTAACGCGAGCATTCTTGGTGCAACCGGCTCATTAGTTGGCGGTGAAATACCGATAGACGGTAGTTTATCCGAAGAGCAAACCGCTGATTATATCATCGGAATACAGATACCATACAACTCATTGTTAACTAGCACATCCGCTAACGATGATTACATAGAGCGTAACTTGATTATAGTAACAGGAAGAAAAGACGCGAATCAGCAAGATGCAGCAGCAAATAATCTTGGTGTGGATGTTGTGTTTGACCCAACCGATAAATACACAGGTATTGCTGGAACTGTGGTTGCTATGTCATTCAATTACATTGCTGGTGAAAATGTATATGAGGGTTCTCTAACCTTCATGCCAATAGACTTGATTACAGGAACATGATATTATGGGAGTTATAGGGCAGACAAGTCACGCGTTGTTTTTCAATGGTGTTAGCGATAGCGTTGTCTGCCCTCAAGGTAATTTCATTCAAACAGGTCACAAGAGAATATTGAATGGTAGCGTTGCGCGCTCATCCGCCCCTGTATTACAAGATGGTGACGGACATAGATTTTCTAATAACAGAAATCAAACACTGAACAGGTTCACTGTTGAAGCGTGGGTATCACCGGATTGTGGCGGTGTTATCGCGAGCAAACAAGGATTGTTTGAACTACGCATGGGAACAGTAAACGCGCCGGGTGTTGCATCATTCAAGGTTGAAATCACAAACGGTGTTACTGTAATCG